TCCACGTCAATCGTATGCATATTGCAGTAATTGACGAAAAGATTAGAGAAAAAAAATGATACCTCTTGGCGCACTTATAGACATTGGTGGGAAGATACTAGACAAGGTATTTCCTGACCCTGCACAGGCAGAGCAAGCCAAACTCAAGCTGTTAGAGATGCAGCAAAATGGTGAGTTAGCCAAGCTCAATGCAGATGTGTCTGAGCAACATGAGTTGACTGAACGCCTCAAAGCAGACATGGGTTCTGACTCTTGGTTGTCCAAGAACATTCGTCCTATGACATTAGTGTTTATCCTAATTACCTACACAACCTTTGCCATGATGAGTGCATGGGATATTGAGGTAAACAACAACTATGTAGAGCTGCTAGGTCAATGGGGAATGTTAATAATGTCGTTTTATTTTGGTGGTAGAACGCTAGAGAAAATCATGGACATGAAGGCTAAGAAATGAATCTAAGCGAACACTTTAGTCTTGATGAGGCAACCTATAGCGAGACAGCTATTCGAATGCACATTAACAATCAGCCAGACGAGAGACAACTAGAGAACATGAAGTCGGCTGCACAACAATTGGAGGCAGTCCGAAATGTCACAGGCGCTCTTCGTGTTAATTCTTGGCTACGCTTGCCTGATGTCAACGTGGCTGTTGGCGGTTCTAAGGTATCCAGCCACATGGATGGTTGGGCTATTGACTGCTCTTCTACTGCTCACACTCCTTACGCGCTATGTCAGCTTGTTATAGGGGCTGGTATCAAGTTTGACCAAATGATTCACGAATACGGTCGGTGGATGCACATATCTTTTGCTCCTGAGATGCGCCAGCAAGGATTGACAATCTACAAGCCTGAAGGAAAATACAAGACGGGGATATTAACAGAGGAGCAATACCATGCCAGCTAAAAAAGGTCTGTACTACAACATCAACAAGCGTAGGAAAGCGGGTCTTCCTGCTAAGAAGCCCGGTCAAAAGGGCTACCCTACTGCGGCAGCATTTAAGCGCTCTGCAAAGACCGCTAAGAGAAAGTCCAAACGCTAATGACTAGAAAAACTAATCTCTCTGTCGGCAGAGGCGAGAAGTTATCTGTCAAGGCTGGTGGTGGCTTGACTGCTAAAGGTCGGGCTAAGTACAACAAAGCTACCGGCAGCAAGCTCAAAGCACCAACTAAGTCAGGACCTCGACAAAAGTCTTTCTGTGCTAGAAGCAAGAACTGGAAGGGTGAGCGAGGCAAAGCAGCCCGTAAGCGTTGGGGTTGTCGTTAATTAGCCCGTCTTAATTGCTGTAAACGCTATTCCTGCTGGATACAAAAAGGTTGTGATTCGGATGTCATCAAAGCCAGCGACTACTAAGTAGCGCCAGACATCAGCCCCAAACTCGTTGCAGACCAAGAAGTCATCTCCAGCACTCGGACTGCCGTGCAGACTCTTTGGCAAGCCATCTCGATTTCTAGTCATTCTTTCAACCAGAAGTGGCACAGTAAAGATAAGAGCGCCACCCTTTTTAAGAACCCTCTGGCACTCTTGCAAGCCCTTGATAGGGTCAGGAATATGCTCAAGGGTGTCTGAATGTAGAACAACGTCATAGCTCTCATCAGGGTATGGCATTGCTGTCATGTCAATCTGAGGATAAATAACCTCGTCATAAACTGAGAAAAACTCTTTGGGTGAGTAGGTGGCAAGGCTATTTATCTCTAGGGCTTTGAGGTTTGTATCACCGTTGAGATAGCGCATTAACGCCTTATGAATAGCAGCGCACCGAACCTTCACCCCACACTTGCCGCAATGACCACCTTGCTGAACATCAAGGTAGCTTCTTTGCTCTTTGGTCAACTCCCACTCGGAGGCGAGAGTATCCCAAATAACGCTATGTACATTGACTTCTGTGTGACCGCAAACGGGGCAACTCATGGTGTCTTGAGAAGCTGACCTTCAAAGGCGTATGTGCCGACATGGGCTAGGTCTACCCAAGGCGCTGCCCATACCGTAAAGCCATGCTCTCTAGCCTTCTTACAGAAGTAGTAATCCTCAGAGAGCAAGAGTCCTGATTCCTCTTCTATGCAAGTAGCAAAGAATTCATTGATTCGCTCACCGTTCTGTGGGTTCTGAATGTCCATCACATTGTTGAGGTATGTAGGTAGTTTCCCTACTAGACCCTCATAGACCTCGCGCTTGATGAGCATGAAGCCTGTGCCGCCATTCCATATCTCTAGAGGTTCACCGATTGGAACTGTGACTGTTTCCTCATAGTTCACAAGGTTCACAACAAAGTTGCCTGTATGGTGTTTTAACTGGTCATCAGGTACACCAGCGTCCATAGCTGTGCGTACTGTTTTCCAATTAATTTCCTTCTTGGGATAGATGCCACAAATGATGTCCTTGTCGGCAGCAATCATTGGCAAGATGTGTTCTGGAATGAATTTAATGTCTGAGTCAATGAACATCATGTGAGTGCATTTAGACTTCAGAAAGGCGTGAGCCAAGAGGTTGCGTCCTCGCTGAATCAGAGACTCATTAAAGAGGAATGAGAACGTCAGGTCTAGGTTGCTATTCATAGCCAGCTTTTGTAGCTGTAAGCAGCCTTGCGTAAAGAAGCCAAAGCATTGACCACCGTACATTGGTGTTGCTACAAAGATGTGGTTCTTCTCTGGCGGTATTTCTACTGTGCCGATAGATGGGATGTCAATTGTTTCCATGTTTTTCCTTTAGGTTGGTTTCTATGTATTCACGCAATTCGTCTACTTCTTCATGCAATCTGTCAAGAAGCATTTGGTTTGTAATCATCCCGCTTTGATGGTCGGGATGCTCATCACACCTCTGATAAAAGTCTTTGATGTCTTTGTATTCCATGTTTACCTCAAATAAGTGGGGCTACCTGAAACGCTGCCCCGTCACGTTCCTAACTGTCCTCGCGGGACTCGCCTTCAGGATGGCGGGGGGTTATTTCTTCTATGACTACATGAAGCAGACCGCCTTTGATTTGCTCTCCTCGAATCATCTCAATGTGGTCAACTTGGAAGTCGTTGTCAAACACTCCAGCGTGTTCTAGTGCATCAAGTACCGCTTTGATACGGTTGTCAATGTCTATTTTTCTTTTGTCTCTAGGACGCAGAATTAGTGTTAGTTTCAATTTTTTGTCCCCAAACTTAGGAATGTTGTTTTCAATTACAAATACTTGGACAGCTTCTCTAAACTCCCTTCCCTTGGCGCTCATCACCATGTGACCGCGAAAGTTACGGTAATAGGTGTTAACGCTTGGGGGAAACGGGAGAGAGAAGCTAGCCGTCAAAATGGCACGTCACTATCTTTTGGATAAGACTTGACCGGTTTGTCAGTTACCTCTTTAGGGTACTGCTGCTGTTGTTTGTTCCAGTTAGGGTCGTTGAGTTTGATGTTGTAGTAAATGCCAAAGCCAGCATCGTTTTCCCATGCGCCAAACGTCATCACTTGACCTTGATACATGAACGTGCCTTTCCAGTCTGGTTCACTAGAACCCTGTTTTTTGTAGGTGTTCTTTGTCATGCGCCCTTTCATCTCAAGCGGGACAAACGGGGGTTTTTTTTGGTTTTCCATGATTTTCCTTTCAACGGTAGATATATCGGGCATACTCGCGCCCACCCTCTTTAACCATAGTTGTAAGGATTGGATGTCCTTGCTTCCTAAGATATTCGATATGGGCTGCAAGCCTGAATGAGCCATAGTTTTGTAATGCGTCCATTGGAGTTAGTGAGCCTACGTTTTGCAAATGGTTCAGAATATTTTGTCGTTGTGTTTTATGTCGGCTACGAACTGGGACGCTTGCGACTTTGGGTTTAGGTTTACTCCCACCTTGGCTAACTCACCTCTAATCTTGATTCGCTCAAAGCTAGAGAACTTCTCAGTTATATCGTGATTAGCCTGTGCTAGGGCAGCAATCTTCTCGGTGCGCTGTTCATCAGTTATTGTTTTAGACTGCATGACTCTAGCTGCCAAACCAGCATAGGCTTCTATCCATTCCTCTGGATTGCTGTAAAGGGCGTATATCTCACCGTCAGGCTTAATGATGGGGTAGTCACCACTAATGGGTTGTAAGACCTCTAGGGGCTGTTTAACGTCTTCTACAACGCCCATGTGCTTTGGCATAGGACTATCAAAGTCCATAACCTCTTCTGTTGCGTAGTGACCCAAGATACAAGCGGGATAGATGGAACGCACCGCCCTAGAGATAACCCTAGCTCTGAGCATATCTTCAGGGTACTTAGACCATCCTGAACCCTCGCGGTAGATGCCAGCTTGCTTTGCCATCTCAATAGTCCACTCAACCGTTAGGCTGCCCCCTTGTGGGTGCTTAAATGTCCCCTTGACTGCCTTGGGAGTTACCTCTTCCCATTGGACTGAGCCACCAGAGAGTTGGAATCGGGCAAGGATGGCTTGAGACTTCAGAGCTGGTTTGCCTTGGATGATGTCGTACTCTTGCACGACAGAGGCGGGGTGCTTGTTTTCTGCTTGGGCTACAAGCATTACAGCCATGACTTGTTCTTTAGTCTTAAAGCCGTAGAAGCCTGACTTGACGATACTGTCAGCCATGACCGCCATGTCTGATACGGCAATGATATTACTCATGTAAATTTCTCCAAAATAGTTAGGAATGTTTCTATGACTGAGGATGCAGCCATTACATATATTGCGACATCTTGAGTGGTCACAAGTCCCTCGCTTTCAGCATTGAATCTGCCACCATGTAAGCCCTCTCAGCAAACTCTTGTGGAGTGGCTTTGAGTGATGGTTCTGCAATCATTCCTTGCATAGCGTGAGCAGCAAAGTAATCTCTAAGACTCATGCCCTTGTCATCAGAGCCGGTCTTAGGGTCACGGGGGCTAGGAAATGCGTTCATCTTTGACCTTCCTTCCGGGCTTTGCCTTTGGAGTACCGTCAACCTTCAAGCCCCACCGAGCTTCTTCTAGGTTGGATATGCGTTGTAGAGCTTGAGCAAACAAGTCTTCTAGCATGACAACTTCTTGCTCTAGGCGCTCTAATCGTTTTGTTTTGAATAGCAGCATGATTAACCCTTCACTAAGAATCTACGGCTACCGGCTACTTCCCGAACATAGGACTTGTAGACATCTGGCATGGACTGCTCAAAGAGTTTCTTATCAAAACTCATGCTTGGTTTGGCACTCTTCCAAGTGGCTAGGACTCTGCCGTCTAGGGTTACTAACTCGCTATTGACCCCCATGAATTTCTGTATTTCCACCTGAAGTTTCTCTTCTTCTTTCTCCCACTTCTTCAGTTCAGTCTTGGTGTAGTTCAAGGCTTGCACCATCTGCTCTAGGGACTGTGGTGCGGTAATGCTTGTGGGTGCGGATACAGAGTAGATTAGTTTCGCTTGCTCGGTAGTCTCAGGTTCAGGGTACTGCTTAGACGCAACGTGTGACCAGTACCGCGCCATATCCTTGATGAGCTGCTCTTTCTGCCCTTCTTCAATGGTGAACTTAAACACTTCAAAGTTTTGTCCCCCAAATAAAACAGCCAGCACAATGTCGTTGATATTGTGGCAAGCCGCTTCATGGATGAGTTGCGCCATATCAGCCGCAGGGATGATGTTGGCTTCACTATCGAACTTGTTGCGTACAGCAGCGTTGTAGTTTTTGACTTCCACAAGCGTTTGCCCGTCAGCCGAGATGAAGTCAAAATGGGAACGCATCCAAGTCTCTTTCGGGTGAGTGAGCGCATAGTCAGCTTCCTTCAATTCCATGCCAAGTTTGGCACTTGCTAGTTGTCCAATGATGGGTTGCATGACATGACCCATTTGGACTGCTTCAACCTCTGACAAGTCGGGGCGTTCCTTAACCCCTAGCTTCTCAAGGACTGCATCATTACCGCGCCCATTGGCAGCCATACGGCTATCGCCAGACCACCAAGCAGAGTTTCGTATCTCTGGTGCAAAGTCGTTTCTATCGTTTGCCATGTTGACTCTCCTTAGTTAGGAAAAATACTGCTTCACCAAGGGCGGTGACAACAAGGGTTGCTCTTGCGTACAGCTCTGTGTATTTGTCTAAGTCATCCTTGAGCTGCTCTATTTGGTCGTTCAGCTCTGCCTTAGACAATATGCACTTCTTAAGGGCTAGTTCTAGGTTATTAGATTCGTCTTGCACTTCTCTGAGAAAGGCTTTATCTTTCTCTGCTTGTGTGTGCAAGTCTTTGATAGTGTCTTTTAGTTCTCTGTTCTCTTGTAGCTTTCTAACAAGAGAGTCTTGCAGCTTAGTTGCCATTTGGAGTCTCCTCTTCAACTTGGTTTAGCTCGAACAGCTTGCCGTCAAGGTCGCATGAGTTACCAGCTATACGCATGGTTTCGCAATACTTGTAGGTTGCGTCACCAGTCACTAGGTTGATAGTCTCAGAGGCTTTGCAACGGTCGTAGTTGGCTACGCTGCTACTTTGTTTAGATGGAATGTGCCACTTACAGTCAGCACAGATTAATGGTTTCATGTTTCCCCTTTCGGATAGTTAGGAATGAGTAAGTAATGTATCACGCTTATGATGATTAGTCATTGTATTAATTAATCGGTTTGTCCTTTTCGATAGATTACTTGTCAATAAGTAACAAGAAGATACATAGCCCAATAAAAACAATAAAGAGTAGCTCAAGCATTGGATGGACAATCAGGGCAATGGCTTGGGTAATCAATACAAAGGGTTTTATATTTGCAATTATTGGTATGGGCTATGCGCTCAAACTCTTCATCCTCTGCTTGCTGCTCTTCAATTTGACGCTTGCGCCATACGGTCTTACGCATACGGCAACCATCTTCACACTCGCGTAGGCATAGGCGCGTATGGGGGTAATGACAATCAGTTTGGTCACGCATAAGTTATATCTCCGGTCAAGATAAGGGCAATGGTAATCAGATACACGGGGGCGTTATGCCCCTCGCGTACACGGTCTAGCAGCTTATGGGCATCAGCTAGGGACATGGGGCTTCACCGTTGGAGTCCAGCCAAAGCGCCGCCATGTTTGGGTGATGTCGGTGCGTGATGCGGGTACATAGTCAAACCCTTGCGCGAGTAGGCGCGTAGGGCGCGTAGGGGTGCGCGTGGGGGGAATTTTCTCAAGCAATGGTTTTAGCATGGGCTACCTCTTCTACCATATTGATTGACCAGTCGGATAAATCATCATAGATATTGTCTGATTCAAAATCACCACCGTCTATATCACCGGCTATATCCCATGCTTGTTCTTCGTCTTTAGCTTCTACAAACGTGTAAACGTGTGTGAGATAGCTTGCGGATACTTTATAGCGTTTGGTCACCATCTTAGAAAGATTAACCCACTTACCGTCAATCGGTAAACGTAAATATTCTGATTCATCTAATGTAAATAAATCAAAACCATCACTAACCCAACCATCTAGATTTGACCAGAATAGATTTGTTTTCACGTTTGTAATAGCAAAATTTTGCATAGATTACCCCTTAAAAGTTTAGGAAATGGTAGGCGAGTGCGTACCGCATAGCGCCCATGGTGTAGGCGCTACACGCTAGGCGCTTAGATATTCGGTTTAAACCCTTTGAGTGTTTTCTCAATCAATGAGACGTTAACATCTATAAGATTGTTTACGGCGTTAGCTACGGCGGCATACATACCGGCGCGTGTGGCAGCTTGCAAGGGGTAATCATCTTCTAATGTTGCGTTTAGCCATTCGGTATCATGTTTAAGAATATTCTCCATATCCGCATTAGAAATGCGCGATAGGTAGGCGAAAAGAATGGCGGCATGGTCTATTTTGTGCATGGTTATCCCCCAATATATTCAACGGTTGTAAGGTGTACCGCCGCGTTAGCTTGGTGATACGCTTCGATATATGCGCGTGTGGGCATACCGTCATAGCATTTTGGGAATAGGCGCTTTTCGGCAGCATGGCGTACCTTGCGCGTAGGGGACTTTTTAGGTTTTTTAGTGCGTACCATTTCACCGGTGCTTGTGATTGTGATAGTCATTGATTACCCCTTAAATAGCGTTATTAGTAAAATGCAACTTAACGTCATAACACGTTGAAAATAAGCCGGTAACATCACAATCAATAAAG